GGACTACGCAAAGACAAAACTACCAAGTATAAACCCGAACTGGTTTAATGAGTTCAACAAAAGAGTTGTAACAGTTATGCAGCAACTTTATTTAGATTCTAAACCAATTGCACTACATACTTTATTTCCATTTTTTAAAGACAAAGCATTTGAACTATCGGAATTTACAAGAAAATATTATTCCGATGCGACTATTGAATACGATTTATTGCAAATGGAAGTAATGTACAAACGCAAAAAGATAGTTGAAGATATAAGGAATTTAGATTTAGATTGTGATCTACACGAATTGCAAAACAAACTTGAAATTATTAATCAAGAAAGTAGGGTAAGTTTAAAAAACCAAGTAGTACCAATGAGTAAAATCGTAGGTAAAGTTTTAGACGAATTACAAGTTAGAATTGAACGTGGAAATAATTTAGAAGGACTTTCTACGGGGTGGAGATACTTGGATAAATACATAGGTGGATGGAACAAAGGCAATTTAGTTGTAATAGGTGCAAGACCAGGAATGGGTAAAACTGCACTTGGTTTAAATTTCTGCATAGAAGGTTGTCCATTTGCAAAGTATGTTTTTGTTTCAGTAGAAATGAGTAACGAAGAATTAGCTAAAAGACAAATTAGTTATTTTAGCAAAGTTGAAAATTACAAAATTAGAAATGCCACAATGAGTTTAAAAGAAGTTGAAAACATAAGTAAGCAACTTTACAACCAAGAATACGACTACGATGTAATAGATAGCAAAGACAATAATGTTTTTAATATCATATCAATGTTGAAACTACAAAAGGCAAAAAAGGGTTTAGACGTGGTTGTAATCGATTATCTTCAAAAGATGGATGCTGGGGAACGTGATACACGAAAGAACGTTTCTGTGATAAGCACGGCACTAAAAAACTTTGCACGTGAAAATGGTATTACTGTTATTGCATTGGCACAATTAAATCGTGACGGCAAAGACGATAGACCACAATTAACTGACTTAAAAGAATCAGGACAAATAGAACAAGATGCAGATGTCGTATTATTTCCGTTTAGACCATCGTATTATTTAGATGTCAAACCCGATGTTGAAGAAGATGCAGAGTTAATAATTGCAAAAAATAGACACGGACAATGCACGGATATACCAGTTATATTTGAAGGCAAGTACACAAAATATACAGAAAGAATATGAACACCGAAGAAACAGATTACTTTGAAAGATACTTAACGTATCGCAAAAAGCACACGAGTTTATTAAATAGGCAAGAACGAATGATAGCCAAATATGAAAAAGAAATATCACGTTTAAAACATTTGTTAACTAATCCAATACAAAAAGAAAAGGTAGATGTAAATTTATCAACTATCCTGAATGCAGCATGTAGTTCAACTAATATTATTCCACACGATATTTTAGCACAAAATAGGCAACGAAGTATAAGTACGGCACGTCATTTGTTCTGTTATGTGGCATATAAGCACTATGGATATTGCTTAACTGTCATAGGTAGATTTTTAAATAAAGACCATAGCACAGTAATCAATAGTGTAAATAGATATCAAAACTTTTTAGACTGCAATTATAAACTTGAATCAAAATACTATGCACAATGTAAAAACATCTTATCAATTGGTGCTGAATAAAGGCAAAGAAAGTGTAACTTGGTGCTTACATACACTTGAAGAAGTAGAGTACTATCGTAAAAAATACGAAAAAAAAGGATGGATATTTTTTAATTTGAAAAAAGTTTTATAGTTTTGTATATCAAAGATAAAATTTTAATAGAAGTTGCCACATCGGACTGGTTAAAACAAGCAGCAAAAAACATTTGCCCATTACACCACGAAGACTTGCAGCAGCATTTACTTTTAATTTTATGTGAGATGCCTGATTATAAACTTATAGATTTAAACAAAAACGGATATTTAAAATACTTTTGCGTTAAAGTTATGTTCAATCAAACTAAAAGCCCACGTCAAGCATTTAACAGACTATTTGCGACAATTGGCGAGTACGATGTACATAGTTTAGATTTAGTAGAAGTAGATAGTTTAGAAGACAAAATAACAAAAGAGAACCAGTTAACCACGATTGAAAAGGTAGTCAGCAAAAACCAATGGTACGAAAGAGAAATATTTACTCAATGGTCAAATGGTAATTCAGCACGATCTATCCATAGACAAACAAAAATCTCATTACGTGAAGTGTTACGTGTAATCAAAGAAATCAAAGAACAAATAAATAATGAATATGAAAGATAAACAACAGACAACACTGCAAAATTTAATTAATGGACTTATTGTTAGAAAGGAAAACATAATTAAAAATGCAGACAGTATGCCTAATTATATGCTTGAAGGTGGTGTTATGGCATTTGAAAGTGCTATTGATTTAGCACAATCTTTACTTGAAATGGAGAAGGAGCAGATAGAAGAAACTGCAAGAACTTATTTTCACGAATGTAGCAGTTTGACCCCAGAACAATACTACAACGAAACATACGGAGGTAACAAATGAGCAACGAAACAAAACAAACGGCAATGGAATTATTTATTCAAAAACTTGAAGAAAAAGCCATTGAAGAAACAGAAGGTCTAAATCAAATTTACATTGTAATTGATGTAAATGAATATTTAGAATTAAAACAACAAGCCAAAGAAATGGAGAAAGAGCAAATGCGTTTAGATATTGAAAAAAAATGGCAACAATATCGCATTATTACAAACAATGAAGATGCTTGGTCTTTTAAGGAGTGGTTAATTAAACAAACATACGGAAATAACAAATGAACATAGCAATTGAAATTTTAGGAATATCCTCACTTGGTTTTATATTTTCAAGTGTAGTGACACCAATGCTACCACAAAAGATAAAAGTAAAACCATTCACTTGTGAAAGTTGTATGTCTTGGTGGATTGCAGTTGGATATTTTAACATTGAATTTGGAATTTTAGCAATTATACCAGCAGCAATATGTTATGTGGTTGCATCTTTAATATGGAAATTATGACACACGAACAAATAGATTACATCTTATCAGTAGAACACCATCTACACACATTTAGAAAAACACAAGTGTTTAGATTGACACCGGAAGAAACATTGAAAGTAAAAACAATTTATCACGAAGTAATGGGCAGCCCAATGCCCGGTTGTAGTAGTTGTTTTATCGAACACTTTACTTCTATAATCATTCGTGCAAAGGCAATGAAGGAGCAGCAGATTCCAACCATTGACGATGTGCAACAAAAGGCATTGGAGTTGGCACAATTAGCAGATGACGAACAAAAGATTAAACCGATAAGAAAAAAGAAGTAATGCAAAAACACACAAAGATTTATATGGACTATTTCGGTTACGATTTAAGTGATTGGATGCCATGTGAAATTTGTGGTTGTGGTTCTGTCGATTTACATCATATTGAAGCACGTGGTATGGGTGGATCTAAATTAAAAGATAATATAGAAAACTTAATGGCACTTTGTCGTGGTCATCACGTAATGTATGGCGATAAGAAAATATACAAAGCAATGCTAAAAGAAGTACACTTAAATTTTATGAAGTACAATGGAAAATAGTTTTGGTGGTTTATGGGATGACAAGAAATGCTTCGATTACGAAATGGCAAATCAAATACGTTTAGACAACGAAGAGTTTGTAAATATGTTTAGATCAACCGCAAAGAAAGTAGCAGAACTTGTAGAATTTAAAACTTTTGCTGATGTAGGTGGTGGTGTAGGTGCATATTCACTTGCTATGAAAGAATTAGACAAGCACGTAACTTACTACGATTTAAATAGGCATCACTTTGATTATGCTTCATTACACAATGTCGCAAATACTTACGTTAAATGCGACATCACAGATATAAAAATCAAAGCAGATTTAGTAGCTTGTATTGAAGTAATGGAACACATAAACGATTACAAACTACAAAAAATGCTATACAATATAGAATGCAAGTACTTTCATTTTAGCAGCACACCACACACAACAAATTTTGATGCAGAGTGGGGACACATTAACATAAAACAAGAACACGAATGGATTGCATTTTTTGAACTACACAACTACGAATTATTGAGCAAAATTGAAGTGCCTACAACCTGGTCACTTTTATTTAAAAAAAAATGAGATAAAAAAGAAACAATATGAATAACGAGAATTTAAAACCGATACAAAAAGGTGAAGTTAGAAACCCTAATGGTAGACCAAAAAAGATAGTAACCCAACTAAAAGAATTGGGGTATTCAAAAGACGATATTAACCAAACGTATATGAATATGTGTGCAATGAATAGGCAAGAACTTGAAGGCATTGACAAGGACAAAACTGGTCAGTACACAATCATAGAACAAATTATTGCGGGTTCACTTGTAAAGTCACACGATAAAAATTCATTGTACAATATTGAAACTTTGGTAACACGTGTACACGGCAAACCAAAAGAAACAGTTGACAATAATATCAAAACAGACGAACCGATTACAATTACTTTAAACTTGAAGCAATGACAGAAAAAGAAGCAATCATAATTTTGGCTTATTACAACGACTGGCGAATGGGTGAAGATATTGAAATGCCAAGCCCAAAATTATTAACTAAAGCAATAAATATTATTATTTACGAATACTATAAAAAAACAACAAATAAACATATGGAAACAACAATTAAAAATGAACTTATCGCAACGATGTTGTTGAAAGTTATTGAAGAAAATGAATTATCACAAGACAGTGCCGAAGAAACAACTTGGAAAATTGGTTACAAAGAAGCGTGTGATATGATGATTGAATTTTTAAATGAATTGAAATGAC